AGATTATCCTTCCTAAATAGAATAGGCGGGTAATCGAAACTACCCGCCTGTACTTATGCTTAAGACTGGCGGTTACGAATCATCGCCAGAATGTCTTCTGCTCGCTTACTCTCACCAGCAGGTTCTGCTTCTGCAGGAGCCGCTACTGTTTCAGTTTGCGGTGCAGGAGCAGGAGTCTCTGCTACTGGTGCAGGAGCAGGTGTCGGAGCAGGTGCTGATGTAGTAGTTGCTGGAGCTGCAGACGTATCTGTTGAGGAGCCAGCTGGAGCATCTACACCATACGGACGATAGTATTGTCCCCAACGCTCTACGTCGTAAGGTTGACCGTCCACACTTGCTTCGAACATCTCTTTGATGCACTGTAGTTCTACTTCAGTAGGTTTCTTAGGAAGGAAGTCACTAAGTGTATTCAGACCATGTGTGTCAATAGCCGCCGCTTGCGACTCTGTAAGTGCTGTCTCTTTACGAGCCCACTTACTTGTACTATAGTCTGCGTACTGTCCTTTAGTTGTTTTTGTAATACGGAAGTCCAGTCCCTGTGTGTAATCTGTAGGAAGCTCTTGGATATCCGGATCCATGAGTGCGTCTTTAATCAAGTTAAAGATGCTTGGTGAGATAACAAACCTACGGATTGGATTATCCGGGGTGCTATCTTCTGCGAGTGGGTTTTCATTTACGAAGCCTTGAAAGATGTAACTACGCTTTTTCCAATACTTGCGTCCCATCTCTTCCAATGAACTATCTTTGAACCAGCCTCTAACTTCTGTCAGGATTGGACAAGTTTCATTCCACATCTCTACACATGGGACTTGAACCACTACTGGCTTGCTGTTCATATCGCCCTTAACACCGTTAAAGGGTAAACGAATCATTAGCCTTTCAGCCCAAAAGAATGTGTTGTTAGGATCGCCGTCGGGCAAGAAACGTACTGCTGCAGTACTGCCTTCTGGGATATTCCAATGTGGGAAGATTGCGTTGTCGCCGCCGCCTGAACGCTCAGAACGTGATTCCTGAGACTTTAGTTTTGCTCGGATTTCTGCCAAAGATGCCATAATATTTTCTCCTATATGTGCCTATTGTTTAGCCTTGTATGTGCCTTTTCACATACTGTAATACACAGTATATGACAAAGTTATTTATCTGTCAATAACTTTTTTTGTGATTTTTTTGGTAAAAAAAAGCAGTGCATAAGCACTGCTCTTTTCCGTGTACTATTGTTTATGAGCCTTTTTCAATGTCTTGTAGTTTCCTTAGTTCTCGTGCCACTATACTTCTTGGTGTGATTTGGTATCCCTCTTCGCCCTCGTGTATTCCATGATTACTTCTGAACTTTGACCCTACGCCAGCCATTGCCTTCAACTTAGCAAGACTTTCCGCTGCTTCATCTACTTCTTCTATTTCTTCGTTTGCTACTGCAATGTCCATGTCACCGTCGTTGTCAACATCTACCATAATCCAGTTGTCGCCTTTTGGATCCTGACTATCATGTGGACAATCAGTAGTAGGTTCGCCTAACATGTCACCGCAGTCTTTGCATTTCAATGTCATCATTTCTGTAATGTTTTTACTTTCTTCTGCTGCGTTACAGTTACAGTGCTTGCAAGTTGGAGGACATGTGCAATCTTCTGCTAGTGTGTCTGCTCCACAGCACTTATCTGAACAGTGTGTGTCTTTTGCTTCTTTCACTTTAGGTTTATAATAACTTGCCACTGATTCTTTATCTAGGAAACTGCTACCGTCAATGACCATATCGCCTGCTAGGCTGTCATAGTATCCACTAGCAACTTCTTTGCCGTTTACATATACTTCAATAGCACTGCCATCTCCGTCATGGTCATATGAGAAGATTTCAACACCATCTTTATCTAAAATCTTTTGACTATCATCATAGTCTTTATGACCTTCCTCAATAGATTCTTTTTGGATCTTGCCTTGGTAGATATTTCCGGGCCAACGCATCTTGTAGCAAACACGAAGAATATCTTGTTCTTCGCCTTTCATTACAAACTTGCCACCTTCCATATCGCAGGTTACATTGTTATCTGCACAAACTTTTTCTGCTCTAGTTGCAGTATCTGGATCGACACTGACTGTAAGACTTGCTTCTGCTAGATCTGCTTCTTCAACGCTTTCTGCTTTGCCTTTTAATCCTGCTAGTACTGCTTTAATAGCATCTGTATACTGTTCTGGATATCTATAACGACCACCATATTGATTGTTTTTCAACCACTTAATGATTGCAGGACGAGCGTCTCTATTAGCACCATTTTTTTCTACAAACTCGGCTATGTCGTCCAACATATCGTCATCGCCAATAAACTTCATTACAGCATTAATAGCATCTTCACCATCTTCTCCTGCTTTAAGAGGTTTTTGTAGTAACGAAACAAAATCTTTGATCTCTTCCTCTGTACTAAACAAGTGCCAAGTGCCTTCACTGATCATGTTCATGCTTTGTTCAAATGATTCAAATGTTACACTCTCAGACTTCTCTTTTCCGTACAAGTCTTTCTTAGCAACTTTTTGCTTGACTTCGTACTTGCCTTGGATAAACTTCTTAGCAAGTGCATAGCCTGCCGCCATGTGCTTTTTGTTTTCTACATCAAACTCGCTCATCGCATTAGCAAGATTATCATCAGTAGCATTCTTAACTAGGAAACGTACAATAGCAACTACCAGTGCTTGATTCTTACGCTGTGCTTCCATGTCGCTGTTTTTAATGTACTGCATGTAGTTTTTGATTTCAGCCATGTCAGTTTCATTGTCAAAGATTTCAATAGGCTCATCGCTCATTGCCATCTTTAGTGCTTCTTCATCATTTGCTTCACGCATTTGTGTACGCTGTTCCATAGCACGACGCACTGCCGGCAACGCACTTGTAAGACGGTCATCATAAACTGAACGGGTTAGTTTTTCTTTAAGATCATCCAAGTCGCCTTCATCTTCTACTGCTTCTGGCATCCAGTTTTCAAAGTATGATTGATAACCATTTGCACGTGCCAGGCTCTTTAGTGTATCTTTCAAACCATAGTATCTATCTGTTGCTGCTTCAATGATTTCGTTTTGTTCATCTGTAACATAATCTTCACGTTTAATAGCACGAACAAATGTTTTCAAATCATTCATTTCATGCATGATGCTTACAATGTGTTGACCGCGATCATCACGAGTATGACCTTCGTTGCTAACGTGTCTTGCCATTGCTCTCGCACCTGGTAGATAGTTGTTAGCAAACTTAAAGCGTTCGCCGTCTGCATTTTCAATGTAGATTGCTTTGATGTTGCGGCTTCTCGCACCCATCTTAGTTTCGTCTACTGCCTTATCATGTTGAATAATAAGTTTTGCGGTTCCTTGTTCTAAGAAACTCTTTTGGCTGGTTCCATACATTCTGTTTTCCATCACTTCGTCCTGGCTACGCTGTGTTAAAAACTGATAATCTTTCTTATCAAGTCGTTCTTTTGTTACATTATGTGTTTCATAGTTCAACATATTTCTCGCACTAAACTTGCTTAGTTCTTTGAGAAAGCCGTACCAAGCATCTGCTGTACTAGTATCTACATCTTCGACCATGCTGTTTGGGAAGTATACTTGCAATATGCCTTCTTCGTTAAGGCTTATTGTTACTGCACCTACTGGTAAGTTTCTATGTTTAAAGTTAAACTCAAAGAAACGTGCTTGTTGTGGATCTGTAGTGACTGCACCAGTTTCATCGCCTAAGCGAATACTGCTGACTCTACTACGAATCTTATCAAATAGTTCTTGTGATATGTTTTCTACTGCTCGCATGTATGTATTTATGCCTAGACCATAATGAAGGGCATAGGTTCAACATTATAATCGTCACTGTCTGCCATGTGACTATCGAGCTCTGGATTGTAACTTTTCAGTGTTTGCGCCATGCGCATTACCAGCAGTGTTGCCATTACTAGGTCATCTGTGTCACCGACTTTAGCGGCATAACTGTTACCGCTAGCAATAAAACTTTTAAGTTCACTGATAAGAGGTTTACTGTTGATCTTTACTTTTTCTGTTTCTACCAATGTTTTAAACTTAGCACACACTGTGAGTTTACTTCGGTGTGTGGTGTTAAAGCCTCTTCTATATGTTCTTGCGTTGCCGTGTGACTTTGGTTCTGTTAGGAAAAAGCCCGGTATGTTTTCTTCACCTACTTCTGCGATGCTCATCAATGCCGCTTCGCCAATAGTGTTATTTTCTACACTGTAGTACACACTATTGTTGTCACCACATTCATCTACTAGATACTTTAGGATGTCAACCATAATACGGATCTGTTGTGGAATAGGAGTTTTGTTGTGACTCCATTCGCCTACCTGTATCATACTAGGAACTTCAAATATTT